CCCGTGGGGGGGATCTCTAATCCACAGCAATTCAGCCATGGAGGCCGCAATGGCAAATGTACCAGTGTTGTATCCAGGCCAACATACCTATTCTTATGAAATTATACAGAATGGGAAAGTTGTTGGCTCGGCAAGCACTACCTCATATGGTAGTGTCACAACCTGGATGAGTAAGACCTCGGTAGATACTGGGGTATTTACCCCAGGTTCCTATCGAGTTAATCCTTACTCCATTTCCTCTGCGGTGGCCCGGTTGGGCCCTTTGAATCTAAAAGATTCATTTACTTTAGGCACGACAACTTATAAGAATAATATAAGTTGTGACTCGCATGCCGGATGGGCTAACATAGTCTATTCCGAAATGCTTTTCCGCTCTGTTCCATACTCGACTTTGAAGGACCGAGTATTACAGCGTGCGTATGCTAAAGTAGGCTCTGCAGCAGCAGGTCAAGGAGAAAATCTTGGCGAGATTCGCCAAACCCTTGAAATGCTCCGCTCTCCATTGAAATCTCTTCGAGATTTCCTTATGAGTGGTGGTGCTAAGAATCTCAAGCTTCTTTTCCATTTGAACTCGCTCTCTAAGAAACAGAGACGCAAGCTCATCCGGTCAAGTACTAGAGGTACTGATGCATTAGCGAATTCATGGTTGGAATTTAGATACGGTTTCAGACCGCTCTATCTTTCAATCATGGACATTGCTGAACAGCTGCAAAAAGCCAAACGTAAGGTAAATTTCGAAAAGATATACTCTGCAAAGAGTCTACTTGCCGAATCAGATACCCAATCTCTGCGTCGTTTTCTTAACAGCAGAGTTTGGAACCTGAATATTACTAACGTTTGGTTTGAAGGCCTTCTTGATATTGAACAAGAGGCTAATGCAGCGGTCCAATATCAGTATGTTGCTGATTTGGATGCAAAGGATACCTGGGGACTTCGTCTTCAGGATATCCCGGAGACGGCGTGGGAGTTAACTACGCTGTCTTTTGTTGTGGATTGGGTCTTTTCCGTAGGACCTTGGCTCGGATCCTGGCGTATAAACCCCAAGGTGAAAATCTTGGGTGATACGGCAGGTCTGAAAGTTACGAAGCGAGTTCATTCAGGTAAATTGATTTATACCTTATGGACTACTCCGAAACAAACCGAGTGTCCCGTCGACATGTCGACGGCATCCTACGTGAGAACCGTTAACAACGGTAGACCCCTGGCCCCCATTTTTCTGGGCACTTCGCGTATGAGCACTTTAAAAGTGATCGACGCACTTGCCCTTCTCTGGCAATTTGCCAAAAAATCCTAAACAACAGGAGAAGAACGATGGCTATCTCAGGATTAGTTATCAAGGTTGGAAGCACCGCAATTGGTGCTCCGACAGGTGGTAGTGACGTTACCTTTACCGATGATAAATCGGCAAAAGATGGCGTTCACACCATTGACGCGTCCGACGTAAACTACTTCACACGCAAGTCAGTTACGTACCGCAGCCGCCAGCCGAAGAAATTGGCTGATGGCACAATCCAGAAGGCGAAAAGGGTTGGACAGTTGTCCATTCCATTCACTAAGGCTGACGGTACTCTAACACAGAGTATTGTCCGCTGTGAATTGGAAATTGACCCCGAGATCACTGAAGCTAATATTGTCAGTTATCTCATCGCCGGAGCTCAGATGATGACGCTAGCTGGATCAGCTTCCTTCTGGAAGACTGGTTCGATGGCGTAATCGTGGGCGAGTTAGGACCTATTTATCTTCCAGAAGATCCCTTATTTGGGATGTATGCCGATGTTATTTCTTCGGCAATTCTGGCGATGATTAGGTTACTATATCTCGTCCATTCATGGGTTAACTAACCCAGAATCTGAACTCATGGAGAGCTTCATGGAAACAAAGACCAAGAAGCAGCGGGCTATCAACACAGATAGTCTGGCAACGAATATCTTTCGTTGTCTACGTAGTGACTTTGCGGCCTTGACTGAGACCCCTTCCTTCCAGAGTGCATCAGAATTCGCACTTCTGCAAGGGGCACCCACCTTTAGGGAATATCAATTCCCTAAGGACTGGTATGCTGAGCCGGTGACGTACTTTAAAGCACGTCGCCAGCTCAAGGACCTCTTCAAGGAGTACCATTTTACGCATGACAGGTATACTCAGCAAGAGCTCGAGCAAAAGAGCCTTGAGAAGTATCTAGCACACCAGAAATTTCTTATGACAGTAGACTATAGTAATAGTCTTGCTGTTAAAGTTCTTTCTGAAGCTAGACGCCTCTGTACTGAGATACTCGGAGATTACTCTCCAGATAAAACTGTCAAGTATTCGCGTTTTGGTACTAAGAGTAGCGTTGGGTGCCCGTTAGCCTTAGCATATATCGACAATAAATTGTCGAATACGCGGGCATTTACGAGCTCAACCAGATGTTTCGACTGGTTCTTTTCAGAATACCTTCCAAAGGATGGTATTCTTCAAGAACTTATTCAAAATCTCCAAGCCGATGGCTGGGATCTTGAATCCTCGAAACATGAGTCACTAAACCTTGTATTCGTCCCAAAAAGCTGGAAGGCTCTTCGGATAATCACACCTCTAACTCTACTTTCGCTGTTTTACAGCTTTGGTATAGGGAGGCAGATTGAAGAAGCGCTTGTGAGGGTTGATATCGATATTCGACGTCAACAACACAGACACCGGAAGATGGTAGAAAAATTCTCTACATCTTTGGGCTATGTAACAGCCGATTTAAGTTCGGCATCCGATAGTATCACGGATGACTTGCTTAGGCTATTACTCCCTGACGATTGGTATTATGCAATCGCTCGGTGCCTGACGAACGTTTTCACATATGATAACCGACAAGTTGAGTCTAAGTCGGTTGCTCCTATGGGTAACGGTCTCACATTCCCGCTGGAAACCTTAGTATTTTATGCAGTTACTAAGGCGATTGGGAACCTTTGTAATGTACGGGGGTTTGTCTCTGTTTATGGAGACGACATTATATACCCCCGCCGAATTCACCGTTATGTTAAGGTGATCTTTCCTCTTGTAGGATTTATCCTAAATGAGGATAAGACTTTTTCGGATGTCCCATTCCGTGAATCTTGCGGAAGTGACTTTTACAAAGGTGTCGACGTACGCCCCTTCCATTTAAAAACTTGGGAGGGGGGTGCCAGCCGTACACAGTATCTAGCCTGGTTGTATAAGGCATTGAATGGGTTGTTAACCCGTTGGAATCTTAACCAGATTCCTAGAACAGTCTCTCTCCTTTTGGATGAGATTGTTAGGGTAGCGGGGGAGGTTTTTCGAGTTCCTCCCTCGTTTCCAGAGACTTCGGGTATGTATGTTACAGACCCGGAGTTAGGATTACCTTTCCATTCAGTGTCCCCAATACATTTCCACAGGTCAGGTACAGTTCTTCCGTCGAGTTGGATTTCATCCAAAACTCGCGTAGTGCAAGGTTATAGTTTTAAATACCTTGCAACTACATCCAAGAAAAGGCAGGTAATTGCTCAACTGCCTTATTACTGGGATTGGCTTCGTCGTGGTGCTCTACGACAAAGCACGGAAGAGTGTCAGGGTTTACCTTGGCACCACTATCTTTTTCCATCTGATGCCCCGGAGACAATAATTGTAGAAACTAGAACGCGTAAGCGTTCCTACAATGACTCGAAGGGTCGTAGACGGATCAAGAAAGTGAAACGGCTGCAGTTTAGTGTGATGGCACACGAAACGCCATCATACAACTACAAGG